GGCGGTGGGGCGCGGTGTACCAGGCGTACCCGTCCTCGCTCTCGATCCCGCGCGCCGCGACGCTCGCCACCTTCATCAACTCCAACGCTGCGGGCACGCGGTTCCGCACGCTCGACGACGGGTTCGGTAACTGGACGCTCCAGAGCGGATCGTCCACCACCAGCACGCCGTGGGCTGGGGACGCCTGGGGCAGCGACGCCAACGAAGACGACCACTTCGGGTTCTCTATCGGTTTCACGCTCAGCGGCAGCGACTCGTCGCCCGACACGCTCATGGAGGTCGCGTTCGAGAAGTCCAAGCTCGACATCGACGACGAGGCGGAGGTCACGGTCGCGTTCTTCTACCGGGCCGTGAACGCCAACGACATCACGCTCGAAACGGCCTCGACCTCCTACGCGGACGGAACCGAGTACAGCTCGGGCTACGGCGCTGGGGTCGGGCCGGGTGGCACAACCACGCAGACCTACCTGGCGGGTTCGGGCGAGATCCGCGTCATGGAGCACACCAGGACTGGCTCGGCGTTCTGGAACAACGCCAGCGACGATATCATCGGCGTGGGTGTGATCGTCCCGTCGTCGCCGACCGACGCGCCCGTGAGCGGGAACCACCTCGAGTTCCTCGGGCACGTCGTGTTCCAGTCCAAGGATGGCGTGGGCGGGGTCAAGATTCTCGACGCGAGCGTGGGTCTCATCGACCTGCTGGTTGGCAGGAGCGGGTTCGACCCCACCGAGCACCTGGCGGGGATCTCCAGCGCCGCCCAGACCGCGCTCATCGACTACATCGCGCAGATCCGGGGCGATGGGTCCACGCCCGCGAGCAAGCCGATCGACGTCGTCGCGACCATGATGGCGCACAACGACGACCTCGCGACCGCGCACGTCGCGGGGCTCGTGAACCTCAAGAGCCGCTACGCGGGGATCTTCACGGCGGGCTCGTACACCGCGCCCGACTACCTCTGGATCAACCCGTGGCAGATCGGCACGGACGGGGCGCAGCCGACGCGGGACAAGGTGGACGCCGTGGACGCGGCGGTCAACGGGGGCGACCTCGACGGAGACGCGCTCATCTCGCTGTACTGGCACTACCGGGGCGAGATCCCCGACGACCTGGACCCGGCGGCGCTCGACCCGTTCGGGACCGCCTACGGGACGTTCGTGCTCGACGCGGGCCGTGTGCACCCGACGTCGGCGGACAACGACACCGCCGAGGCGATCGTGTTCGACTACTACTCGCACTACGCGAACGTGGACGCGGTGCTCCAGGTCGCGCCAGCAGCCGTCACGGCACCACCGAAGAAGGTCGGCCGTCGCGCTCGGATGCGCCGCGGCGGCGAACGTGCGGCACGCGTCGCACCCAAAGGAAGGCGGAGGCGATGAAGCACGGCAAGAAGAAGGCGTCGGCGAAGAAGCCCACCAAGGAAAGCGACCGGCGTATACGCGATCGCGCACGCACCCGCGGGGAGCGCAAGCCCGGCAAGCGCTGAGGCGTCCGGGGCACGCCAGGAGGGCACGATGCCACCGAGAAAGCCGGTCCACTTCTCGCCCGAGAAGTTTGACGATATCCTCGCCGAGATCATGGATGGCACGCCGCTGAGCAAGCTCACGGGGCAGGACCGCGCCGAGGGTATGCCCTCACGCCGGGCGTTCAACGACTGGGTCGCGGACGAGAAGCTGAACGAGAAGCACGACCTGTCGAGGCGGTACCAGGACGCGCGGAACATGATGGCCGACGTCTACTTCGAAGAGATCGTCGAAATCGCCGACGAAGAACTCCCGACCGGGTGTGATCCGGCTGAACTCAACGCCGAGATTCAGCGCCGAAAGCAGCGGATCGACTCGCGAAAGTTCACGGCGGGCCGCATGAGGCCGTGGTTGTACGGCGACCAGACGCAGCGGGCGGAGATCAAGCAGGACGGCCCCAAGGTCATCCACAGGACCGTGGAGCTCCACGATGGAGACTGAGACGGTCCACCAGCTCGTCGGGCCGTTCGCGCGGATCTTCCGCACGCTCATGTCCCACGACCCGCTCTGGATCCCGGGGCGCGATGACGGCGAGGATCTCCCGTTCTATGAGTGGTCGGTCGAGGGCAAGGCCGGGACGGGCAAGACCTTCTGGGAGGGGGTGCTGCTCGAGCACCTGCACAGCCGGTTTTCCGGGCTCCGGTCGCTCGTGCTCCGCAAGACCCGCGTCTCGCTCAACGAGTCGTTCCTCCAGGTGTTCGAGGACGACGTGCTCGGGACCGGGCACCCGATGCGTGCCGGCGCGAGCCGGGCGCACCGCACCAAGTACGTCTGGCCCAACGGGTCCGAGACCATCCTGGGCGGCATGGACAACCCCACACGGCTGTTCTCCACCCAGTACGACCTCGTCCTGTTCGTCGAGGGGATCGAGTTCACGGCCGACGAGTACCAGTCGATCTACCGCGCGATGCGCAACCCTGGCGTGCCGTTCAAGGCGATCATCACCGACACGAACCCCGGGGCCGAAACGCATTTCCTCAACCGATGGCCGGAGAACCCGAACAAGCGCATGGAGCGGGTGCTCACGGACCACAAGCACAACCCCGTCTACTACGACCCGGTGAAGAAAGCCTGGACCCCGCGCGGCCGCCAGTACCGCGAGAACCTCGACCAGCTCTCTGGGGTGCTCCGAAAGAGACTCCGCGACGGCCTCTGGTGCGCCGCCGAGGGCGCGGTCTGGCCCAACTTCTCCCACGACGTCCACCTCGTCGATCCGGGCAAGGTCACCAAGAAGCACCCGGACGGTGAGAACCTCCCCCACTTCGACTACTTCATCGGCGGCATCGACTGGGGCGTCCGCGACCCCAAGGTGCTCCAGGTGTGGGGGGTCACCAAGACACGCGAGGCGTACCGCGTCTACGAGCGGTACAAGACCGAGACGCCGATCGAGGAGTTCGTCACCTGGCTCGAGGAGGTCAAGGAGCTCTACGGGCGTCGGAGGCTCAAGCGGATCGTGGCCGACCACGACCCCGAGCTCATCAACCTGTGCAACGAGAAGCTGGGCTGGCGCGGCGGGCGCACCGCGGGGAACATGATCGTCGCGGCCCGCAAGGGCGCCAAGAGCATCAAGGCGGGGTGCGAGCTCGTCCGCGACATGCTGGGGAACCCTGAATCGGTGGGCGAGGCCGGCGCGATGGACAAGCCGCGGATGTTCTTCGTGAAGGGGGCGCTGCGGGAGGTGGACCCGGCGCTCGAACGCGAGGGGCTGCCGTTCTGCACCGAGCAGGAGATCCCGTCGTACGTCTACAGGCCACCGAGCCCGAACGGGCGGACCTACGACGAGCCGGACCCCGGGTGCGTGGACCACGGGTGCGACACGACCAGGTACGCGGCGAACGAGATATGGAAGTCTGATTTCACGTCAGCGAGAGGCCGTGTCCAGTTCGGGCCCGGGACCCTGGGGCACGAGCTCGGCCACAACGATTTCATCCAGGACATGACGGACGCGGAGTACGCGGAATGGATCAAGCACAACGACGTGTGACGCCCGGATGTGGTATACTTGGGGCGACAGCGACAAGACCGGCAAGATGCCACAGACGTCAAGGACGTATGTATGTGGACAGCGGACTGTCGCCAAGGGCGCTATGTATGCATCGAGCTTGATCTTGCGCATCTCGCGCAGCTCGCACGAACACAGAGCACGGCCCGTATTTTTATCACAGCCGATCTGAAGCCGAACAGGATGGATACCCTGCCGCCGTTGCCGCGTCTGCACATTGACGCGCCCGACGACATCAAGATCCTCGGCAAACCCGAGCGTGACGGCGACCGTCCCCGGTGGCCGGGCCCGGGCGTGTACGACCCCAAGCGGAAGCAGGGGGCGTGAATCATGCTCTCGACTGACCCGAACAAGCTGTACCCTGAGATCCGCGCATCCGTGCAGGACCGTGACGAGGTCTTGAGCGAGATGGACAAGCGGATCGCCCGCTACGTCGGCTCGGCGTACAGGCCCAGGGGCGACGGCGACGAGGGCTACAGCGCGAACCACCAGGCCGCGTTCATCACGCTCATGCAGCCGAGCTTGGTGTTCCACAACCCCCGGGCGTCGGTCACGGCCCGGCGTGACGGATCGAGCGCGGTGCGCGACGCCTCGGGAAACCCGCTCTCGCTCGACGCGCAGGCCGAGGCGACGCGAATCTTTTTGAACGCGTGGGTGAAGGAAATCGACTACTCGGTCACACTCGACGATGTGGCGCTCGATTACCTCCAGTTCTGGGGCGCGACGATGATGAGCCGCCAGAGACACCCCGGGTTCACCGAGGAGCTTGGGCGCGAGGTGAACATGCCGTCGCTCGAGCGGATCCCGTTCTGGCGGATCATCGTGGACCCCACGGTGGAGAACTGGCGCGACGCACGCTGGATCGGGCACGTCTGGGTCTCGGACAAGGACGACCTGGTCAAGATGGCCAAAGAGGCGAACCGGGACGGCGACGACTCATGGAACGCCGCGGCGATCGACGCGCTCCCCGAGGATGCCCACCTTGACGAGCTTGGGGACCGGAAGGATGGCGGTGCGAACAAGATCCAGCGCGAGGAGGTTGTGTGCTACGACCTGTGGATCCCTGAGCTTCAGCCCGACGACGACCGGGGGCCGTCCGATGGGTACAACGGCGCGGTGATGACGCTCGCGGTGGACGGCGATGGAGACGGCACGGTGATCCGTAAGCCCACTCCGTACTTCGGCCCGCCCAGCGGCCCCTACGAGATATTCGGGTGCTACCGGGCACCGAAGTCCGTCTGGCCCCTCTCGCCGCTCACCCTGACGTGGTGTCAGGAGGAGAAGCTGGCGAAGATGGTGGAGAAGGCGGACAAGGGGGCGCGCGAGTACCGGGAGGTTATGGTCGTTCCGGCTGGCACGAAGGCATCCAAGAAGATGGCGCAGTACGACGGCGTGATCATCGAGTCTGAGGGCATGGCCCCGGACCAGAGGCCGATCACGTTCGAGTTTGGCGGCGTAACCGACCAGATGATCCGGAACATCGCGCACGCGGAGACGAGGCTGAACCTGGTCTCGGGCATGGACGAAGCGCAGGCGGGGACGGTACAGAACGACGACGCGACGGCGACGGCGCACGCGATCGCGGACCAGACGACGCAGACGCGCAAGGGCCGGATCATCGCGAAGTTCCGCGACGGCGTGGCGGCAAACCTGAAGCGTGCCGCGTGGTACCTGTGGAACGACGACACGATCGCGATCCTC